TTTGTGCAGCACCTACTCTAATTGGTCCGCTAAAAGTTGTTTTTCCCATTGTTTATCCTTTTGTTTATAATCTACTTTCGTAGTCTCTGGGTTTATTTAATATCAAAAATGGGGGAAATTATTTCCCCCATTTTAATTTATTTAGGCTCCTGTTGAACCAAAGATACCTCTCCAGTCAGACCAGCCGTAGCTGTATCTTTCTCTAGCTTTGTATCTAACGTTCCCAGTATCGAAATCACCTTCCATAGCAGTCCTAATAGGCGCTCTAGTGAAGTGTTTAAGGCCGTTAGGCGCATCTGTTTTAACGAACCAAGCATCAGTATCAGTTAGGAAGTTGTTTACAACGTACCCTTCAGGTATCATTCCCATTGATTTGATAGCATTAATGTCGTTATCAGCAGTGCCTACTCTACCCGCAGATTTCATAAGTCTCTCAGCTACAAATTGAAGATTTACCGGAATGATCATTTTCATGCCTCTTAAAGCAATCTTTAATCCTCTTTCATCCTTCATATCAGCGATATCAATCAAAATCTGCTCAAGTGAAGTTTCACTTAAATCAGCAGAAGTTTGCAATTCGTTCTTTTGGATTCCACTAAGAGTAGGGTGATCAAGAGCACAAAGCTCTTTATTATCCCCACCTAAATAAGCTGGATTAAACGCTCTGTTAAGAATGTTTGAAGCCTTTACTTGTTTAGTGTTAGCCATAGAACGCGCTAATGCTTTAGTGTAGCGAGTGCTAAGTTTGTCGTAAAGATTATCCTCTACAGCTTCTTCTGTTAGTGCAAAAGCTAAAGCAATAGTCTCATTGGTATACCTAGCAGTGTAAGTTTCTTGAGCGTCTTCATAAGTGACACCTTGGCCTTCCGGCTTTACAGCTGCATTGGCGAAACCGCCGAGCATTACTTCTTCTTCGAAAGCACGATCAGATGATTCTGAATCGAATATTTCTTTGTCTTGGTTTTCGTATCGGTCATACTCTAACCCGAACAGCGCGTTTAAACCTGGTTCGAGTTCTTTGACCAATTGCATTCTTGAAATTACCATTGTTCAATCTCCTTTAGGTTAAACGCCCAGTTTATCAGCATAGTATTGATGCTCGTTAATACGAACTACCCAGTTCGCATCTGTAGCAGCAATATCACTGTTATCTGGATCTTCACAAATTCTTACAAGTCTTAACTGACCTGTTACGCCTGCATTTTCAGGAGTAGCATTCATTTCAGTAAGAGATTGTCCGTTAATAGTATTACCAACTGCATAAACAATGTTGAAATTTCTTCCTACTTTGTCTTGAGCAATAATACCATTACCTTGAATTTCGTAAAGTGTATTCGGATCATCATAAACGTACGCGTCGATTGTACCTTGAGAAACAGTTATGCTTCCAGGGTAGTAATTTGACCACGTTGGTTTTTGAGTAGTAGGATCTTGATAAAAACAGCCATTGAATACACCAATAGCAGAAACAGCATCACTGTTGCTACTTTTAGTAATATATCCACTTGCTTCTAGTTTAACCAAGTCGCCTTTCATAACGACATCAGCTTCACCGCTAACAATTTGATACTTTGAAGTACCTTCATTGTTAATGTTACTACCAAGTTTACCTACAGGTCTTAAACCAAATGGCGCGTCTTGATTTGTTGCCATGATTTTTCCTCATAGTTAAAAGTATATACTTTACCCACCATGGATAAAATAAAAGTTTTTAATTTTGGGGTTAAAATCTAACTAGATTTTTTGCCACCGAAACTAACTTGCGACCTGCTCTCTCTTGTAACAGGCATACTAGGATGTTGGTCCTTAAGGGGATCGTTAGCAATAGCATCGTCTTTATCTTGCGTAACTTGTGCAAAATGTTTTTTACGCTCTTCAACAGTTTCCTTAGGAATCCTTGCTAGCATTAAACCTCCAACAGCTATAACACCGTTCCATTTACCTGAATCTATTTGAGGCCATTCAGTATCAGGATATTCGTCAGATCTGACAAACTCCCAACCTTCACGCATTCTAGCAGAGACATTTTTATTGTCTGGCTGTCCTAACGTTTCGGCTCTTATCCAGCGATGGACGAATCCAGCTGGCGCAGGTGGTGCGTCTAATTGTGATGGTGGAACCCATGGTTTCCTTTTCTCTGTACGAGATCTGGTTTCGGATTCGCGTGACGGTAATTTAGTATTTTTAATTGTATTCATATGCATTACTCCTTCACGTACTTCGCATATTCGCTTAGTGGCACACCTAGTTTTTTTGCGATAGCTACTTGTGAGGGTGTGAGTCTTACAGTGCCTTTCCGCGCGCCTACTGGTCCACCTCTATTTGCAGAGGTAACCATTTGAGGAGGCGATGTCCTTTTTTCGTCAAACTTGTGAGGAAATGTTTCCCTCATTCTAACGTCTATTTGATTATAATAGTCATCAGAAGCTGGATTATATCCTTCTTCTACTAGTTTACGATGAATTGAGAAAGATGTCAAGGTCATTGGTTCATCTTCACCAAACCATTTGTTTTTATCCGCCCACGCTTCAGCTTTAGGATCTGGTGGTGGAGGTGCTGGTTGAGGTTGCATTTGTTGAGGATTAGGCATTTGTGGTTGATTAGGATTAACCCCACGTGCCTCCATCTCTTTTTTTAACCTTTCGCGTTGAGCTTGTGTAGATTTTACACGTTCAGATTCTATTGCTAAACGTGCTAGTTTTTGTTGTGCATCTACTTGCGCATCACTATCACCTAACTCTACTGCAGCTTTTAAAGCTTTTTTAGCCTCTTCTGTTTCTGCTTCTACACGGCTAGCAAACTCAGTTACATATCCTGTATCTAAATTACGTGCTTTTTGACGCATTTTTTGAGCATCTTGTTGTACACCTTGTGCATACTGTATAGCTGCTTGTTCACGTCTTTCTGATTCACGTACTCTTTTTGTTAATTTATCAATACGGGATTGTACTTTTTTCCCGTAGTCTTCCATTTCACCTTCCGAAGCTGTTTCTTCAATAACAACTTCTTTAGATTCGTTGACAATATCTGGTTCTTCCTTATTAACTTTAACATCGGTGTCATCTAATGTGACATCCACAGTGTTTCCAGTAGAAGGAAGATCAACCATCTTTTCATCGGCTTCGGCTTGCGTTTGTATTGCAGGCATATTTTACTCCTGTTTACTTGTATTGCAAGATATCCTCTGGGTCTTTTACCACAGCAATTATCTCGTCATCGTTTAGTATTCTCACTTCTCCACCTTCTATTCCAAACCTAGATCCAGCATAGCGACCAAATATAATCCAGTCACCTTTCTTGCACCAAGGTCCTTTTGGAAATCTATCTTTATCATAACAATCATCGCCCATTTTAAGAACTAGAGCAGTAACTGTTGTATAGCCACGTTCTTCCATGTGTTGATCTGTTAATAATATACCACCTTTAGTTTTACCTTGTCCTTTAAAAGGCAATACTAAAATACGCCATCCAGTAGGATCTGGTAATCTTTCTAGTACTTTATCGGTAGGTAAATGTTCTATGCCAGCAGTAGCATCTTCTTGTAATTTTTTAAGAAAACGATTTTCTTTTTTTTCTGCTTTTTTATGGTTTTCATCAGCCTCTACAGCTAAATCTTTTTCTTCTAAAGCGAATACACGCTTAGGCAGTTCCTTTGCTGGTTCTGTCATCATTATCCTCATCTTTCTGCAGGTCTTGTATTTCCTGTTCTATTATTTGGTAAGCTTTATACTCACCAACAGCTTTAGCATAGGTGTCCATATTTGACAAGCCTGCTGCTATAACATCTTTTAAGTTTTCTTTACGCTCTCTAATTTTTTTTAAAATAATGTAGATTGCGGTTTCATCTTGCATAAATTATTTCTTTCTAGCTGACCCACCTTTTTTCATATTTTGTCCAGCTTTGGGCATCATTGGTGCGCCTGGCATTTGATTACCCATCATTTGATTACCTGGCATCATTCCACCCATATTCTTTTTAGTTACTTTACCACCTTTGGCTTTCTTTACAGTTCCGCCTTTTTTATAAGTAGTAGTCATCATTTTTTTACCCGGTGTTTTTCTTTTTTCGGGTTTTGACATAATCTTTCCAACCATAGTTATCTCCTTAGTATATTTTGGTTATAGGTCTTTTATTAGGTAACATCAAGTTAAAACCTCTTGGTCTAACTTCTTTTTGAATAGTGCCTCCTAAACTTTTTTTAACAATCTTACTTCCATATTTTTCTGTCCAATCTTTTGCTATTTTAGGCTCATTGGCAAATAAATATTTTCTTTGTTTTTCTGATTTAAAAGGCATTATGTTTTTTTATTTTTGTTTGCAAAACTAGTAGCTGCTTGGGGTGAAGAAAATCCCCATTTCTTAAGTGCTAGTGCTTTACGGGTAGGGCTACCATCCGGTTTTGTCATAGGACCTTTCATCCCACCAAATCTAGCAGCAAAAGAAATTCTTCTTGGATTAGTACCTTTTGAAACTGGGGATTTAACACCATAATGTTTTCTTCCAGCATCATTTAATCCACCTGTAGGATTTTGATATTTTTTAATAGTCATTATTTTACTTTTCCACCTGTTTTTTTCTTAATTACTCCACCTCTTTTTTTCCATCCAGCTTTCATCGCTGCATAAGATTTATCACTTACGGTAGATTTACTTTTAGGTCTAGAAGTTCCTGCTTTTTTTCTTTTGTTAATATTTTCTACTAAGCTCATGTTGTTTTATTCTCCACTTTCACTGTTGCGTGTTTAGTACCTCCAACATAGAGGCCAAACCATGCGGCACCAGCTCCGACAACGACTGACACAAAAGCTGATTGTGCGTTTGTTGGATCCGGTAAACTCATAAACCATTCTGTTGTACGCCAGAATGAAATTCCATATAATGTAATTAGTAACCTAGGAAAAATTCTCCAGGCTGATAATCTTTCTGGTGTCATCTTTTTTTCATGTGTGCTAGACCTGCTTTACCAAATCTATATCCAAAAGAACTACCAATACAAACGTATAAACAAGTAGCAAACCAATCCGGGGTATTAGTATCAAGGAAAACAAATCCCTCTGCGACATAAGATTGTGTCCAAGGCAGGAAGCAAGAAATTAAAATTCCGCCGAAGATTAGAGTCCAAAATTCATCTTTCCACGACCCTTTCATTTGGTCTACGGCTGATGCTTCCCATGATATTTCACCTGCTATCTGCTTTTCACGCAAAGCAGTCTTTGCTTTTATTTCTACTAACTTAGATTCAGCCTTTGCTTTCTTTGTCTCTACGAAGCCAGTGACGGCTTGAGAAGCAACGCCTAATAATGGTTTAAGTAACAAATTTAACATACTACCTCCTTAAACTAATTATCCCGCCACGGTTAGCTCTTTGATTTCTAATAAAGTCACCTTGAACGGTTGATTGACCCCATCTACCAAACTCAGGGTTATAGGGATCTATTGTTGGTTGTGCAGATCTACTACTTATGCCGCCAGATCTACCTCTATTACCATATCCATATCCATAACCACCGCCGCCACCACTTTGTTGACCACTTCCAATAGGAAGAAAATTTTGTTGATTCATTATTTGTTGATAAAATCCACTTAAAGGATGACTTCCATACTCCATATCAGAATAAGTTCCAGTTCCTTCTTCATTTGAATTTCCTGCTTCTGGTCCTCCTAAAATAGAACCTTCTGCTATCATTTTAAGAAGTTCTACAGGAATGTTAGGACCTCCTGTGTAACCAAAAAATGCTAAAACTTTTGGATCTATTCCTTCTAAAATTCTTGGATCAAATTTAGTAAAAGCATATCCTGTTTCACCTGGTACATAACCATCTCCTGTTGGTCCATAAACTTCATTTGGTGGTATGTAAGTATCTTTTAAATCTTGGTAAACATTGTCGTCACCAGTTTGTACTTCACTTTCCCACGAATCATCATAACCCTCATCTGGATCGCTGTAATAGTTAGTATCATTATTTCCACCTGCTGCACCAGATGCCTCATAATAATTATCATCAGTATAATTATTATAATCATTAGATGA